ACTCATCGTGATTGGTTCAGATGAATGCAGGGGGAAATTCCATTCCAGAGTATGTTAGAAAAGAAGTTAGAACAAAAGGCTCATTGTTGTTTATTTTAACGTGATGGGAAACACGATTGATGCGATCTTTAGAGACGTGCAAGCCACTCTGCAGATAACTGCCAGGTACTATAACCACGCTAGACCGCATCTTCGACACCGAAATACGTGTCGAAGGCTTCTTTGATGCTTTCACAAGGAGAAGCTGTCACTGCATATCCAAGACGAGAACAACCATGCCTTTCAAGAACCTCCGTAAATTCAGGGAAATGAGGAGGGGAATCGGGACTAAGTTCAGCCCTATCCATGTACTTTAAGACCAGGTCATCCTTGCTCTCGTAGTCAGTGAACAAGCGATTGTCTAGAACTTTCCCAGCACAGAAGTCGTGTATGTTCCTGACAACATGGTACGTCTCGTAATTCGTTCCACAAACATGGGCAACACACGCGGCCCTATCCATCTGGAGGTAGGGGTCCAACGTATATTGCGCTGAAGCCAACAATTTAGGAATTGTCTGCTCTATGCAACGAAAGAAGAGAATTTCGCACCCATGTGCCTTAAAAATTCTAGCCGTGAAGAACATCTTCAGAAAGGAAGGAGCTTCTGCTCTCTGGACCTTGCCAGTAGCAAGTTTTACGAAGACTTTGGAGCAAACCTTCGTATTGGTACCCTTGATGATCATGTTGAATTCCTTCTTCCACAATGAGGTAAACCTACTGCTGTCAAACCCACCGCCCAGCAACTTGCGACGCGCAACAACTAGAACGTCATCACCATATGTTTTGATTTTCAAGTCACCAGTCCTAACCAAACCATATGCGGTCTCAATTGACACACCCAAATACTTGGACCAAATTACCATGCCCATAGTATAATTTGCGATGGAGTTTGCTAAAGCAGTAAGCCAAACACCAGATGGAAGACATCCAACAAGGCGCCACCAACCACTACCGTCTGGAGCGTTGACAACTTTTGTAGTAAGAACTTCGATGCAGCGAACGAAACACACGACCCATATCTTCGTTTTGTCTTCAAGAGAATGCCATCCTTTAGGGAAATGAATGCATCCTTTCACAGCGTCATATTCTACGCCGGGCAAATCGAACAATTGAATGTATGGCATCATGCATTCACCGAGAACTTTGGCATCAAGATGCATGTCATACCTTGAGAAATCACTCTCAATGATGACATATTCATCGAGAATCTTACTTTCTAGCTCTTCCAACTCTTGAACAGACCTCATTTTTGAAAGATCGTCAGCAGCCACATTGAACATTTCACAAAAGAAAGCAGAGGCACTGCCGTGCAAAAATTTCATGTTGATACCAACAGGGATGAAATTATCCGGCGTGCCCACTCCCATAGCCTTAGAAATTACCAAGAAAATGGCCTTCATGATTACCGTGACAGACAACTGGGATATGAAGAAAATACGAGTTTTGTCAGGGCGAACTCCATCAATTCCTATTGGTTCATCAGGAATTATGGATTCCAACTTTGGAGACATTTTATGAACATCCGTCATGACCATGCGAACCATTCTGAGCATGTTGTGAAATGAGTCGCATCTCTCCACAGCCGAGCGAAGAACACTGCAAACCCTTGCCATTTCGAAATTGTGAATGTCACTTTTTGTTGGATTGGTAGGAGTGACACCAATGTAAAAACCCGCGGATGAATTGGACGGAACAAAAATATTTTCATAGTTCTGCTCATATGAAAGATCCGGAACTTCATATTTCTTGCCTTTGAAGACTTTTTCGGCCATGTACTGGAACGAGAGCTCTGACGACACATGATAATCGCGTTGCTGGTCAGGACTCCATGTGATATGATCATTGTCTTCAAGCATATTTTTCACAAGAGAATTGGAAAAACTGCGAACATCACATCCTCCGATCCAGATGTCATGGAAGCGAAATGTGCCTCTTGAAGACGAGATTTTCAATTCGGCCCTACATAGACCACAGTTGGGAGCTTGATAGACTGAATTCACATTGGTTGCGGCAGCGTAGCACTTGTAACAAAAGGCTGGATTTGAGCAGGCAGCACAATTGATGCACTTATCCGTAACCATGCAAATGGGGCAAAC